TTATATTTCTGCTGATACTGCATATTTGTACTTATCACTTCTTATAAATTGCTCATTGTAATATAAGACATCATTATTTTCTGTATACACCGATTGTCTTACTTTCAATAGTGGCATATTACTTGCACATTTAAGATGGTCAGAATATTCTTTGTTTGAATGTTTTACTTCAAATATATTTTCTACTCGTTTAGGTAATGTGCTTATATTATTAGATATAACCTCCATTAAAGATTTATCTTCTAATTCTTCTTTTAATAAAAACATGTAATCTATTCTAAAATAGTCAACTTCAAAAATAACAGGTACTTCATCTATTAATCTAAGTCTTTTAATACATATTACCTTCTCTTCTAGTTCAATACTTAAAGCTTCAGCTACTTGCTTATCTGCTTTTTTTATTAAAACAGAGATTATTTTGGTACTTGGTTTTGCATTAATACGATGACAAGAATTAGTAAAACTATTTCCTGCACATGTTGCTTCTATTCTCTCTGGTATTGTTACATAAGTCCCTTTACCACGTTTTTTACATAATATATCTTCTTTTACAAGTTCATTAAGTGCATTTCTCACAGAAATTCTTATATTTTATTTATGTTTATTTATATTTATTTATGTTTTTATGAGTACATTTATTTACAACCTATCTAAAACAATTTCTTTATTCTATTTTATTTATATTTCTTTATTTGTATTTTATTTTATTAAACTGTCATGGTGGCAAAAAAGGTGGCAAAAATAATTTGCCACCTAAAATAATCTTTATTTATTCTTTCTCTTTTAAATTTTTAAAATGTTCTTCGAGTTCGATTAATTTATCTTCATCCACTTCATCATCTTTACTATGTAACGCTGATATTAAACTTGAAATTGAATTCTTGTGTATGTTCTTCAAAAATTCCTTTGTTTCAAATCTTAGATATTTTTTCTCTTTTACCATTGCATTATAGTGTGTAAGTTTACCTATTTTCTCTGTACTTAAAAACTCCCTTCGCTCTAACCTTTTTAAAACTGTGAATGTAGTTGATTCATTCCATTCGTATTTTTCTTCCATTGCGGCAACTAATTCCTTAGAAGTTAATACATCGTTAGCTTCCCAAATATATCTCATAACTTTTAATTCTGCTTCTGGTAATTTACTAATTTTCATAGTCACACCCCTTTATCGAATTATGTATATGTTAAATTCTATCTCAATAAAGTTTTCCAAACAAGAGAATCACACTAAATATTACCATCCAATTTTTTCCATCTCGAAATTATTCTTCTAAATTTCTATAATATTCTTCTAATGCGTCTAGTTTTTCTTTACTTATAGACTTATGTGTAGTAGTAAGAGAACGCATTATTTTTCTGCTTTTGCTAGATTTTAACACTTTTTTCTTAAAAGCATAATATTCTTTGTTATCTATTATTATTTTATAATGAGATTGAAACTTTATAATATCTCTGGCCAAATAACCTTTGTCAACTAGCCTTTTTAGTAGTATTTTTATTGTACTTTTATGCCATCCATAAACCTGTCTCATTTCTTTTACAATTTCTTTTTTAGTCACTAGAGAATCTTTTTTCCATAAATACTCCATTACTATTAATTCTGCTCTTAATAATTTTTCTACTAATATTTCTTCTTTCAACTTATGTCACTCCTTCGATTGTTCTAGTTCAAGTTAATAATAAGAGCTTTTTAAGACAAAAACTATAGGTAATTTTTACCAAATATTCTACTGTTTTAGTTTGTTTTCTTAGAAGAAAAATAACTTTCATATCTATAAAATTATTCAACTTTCAAACTATCCTGTTGAATAATAACTAATTCTATTGTATTATTTTAGTTGTAGAATAAAACTAAATCGGCAAAACTAGAGAAATTTAGTGGCATAAATATATATGAACTAAGAATTGTAAAATGAGTTATAAGTTATATCATCCAGTTATCAAAAACATATACTCTTTTTGTTTTTGTGAAAGTTTTTTAGGTGGCTAATAATATATATACTTAGAGATAAAATAAAATATATTTCTAATATTCATAGTTTTATTTTTTCTCAAAATGCGATATAATAAAGATGTAAATTCGTATCAAAAACAAAAAAAGAAACTACAATCTATTAGCCTAGAGTGAAGTTTCATTAACTAAATATTAATGTCGTTTTTTATTAAACTTGATTTTTACATCAAGCTCAAAGTCACTCCTGCCAGAGTGGCTTTTTACTTTTCTGGAAATAATATATGTAATAAAGCTAGCTGTTAAACTAGCTAACACTCCTAGTAAAAATTCGCTCATTTCTCCACCTCCTTCCTTTTAAGGGATGGAATGTAGAAAATGAAGCTCCACTCTTAGATTGTAGTTCCACAAGATTATTCTTGCATTTTAATTATAACATAATTTTACAATTATCAAATATCTATTCTTCATATTTTTTATTTATACAATATATTCTATATTGCAATAAAAAACATTGTTTTAAATATATATATACATAGGTATATACTAAATATGTTAAACTTAATTATAGAAAATATAAAATGAAAGGAATAAAAATATGACTAAGACTATATTATGTGATTACTGTAATAAAGGAATAAATAAAGATGATAATAAGTATATTACTTTTCATAAGAAAAGTCATATGAAAACTAACATTTGTATTAATTGTGCATTAAATTTGATAGATAAAGATAAATTAAATGAAAATATTATAAATAATCAACATGATTATTCAAAGAAATGAAAAAGCACTCTCCATAATGAAGAATGCTCTATATAATAATGTTTGACTTAGTAAAGATGTGTTGGGGTTACATATTTACTTTTTTATTATATCATATAACTTTGTGTATGAAAAAGAATTTAAATCAATTTTAAGGTGTGTTGAGTAATGTTCTTGATAGTTTATATGTTGATGAATTTCAAAAAAATAAGCACTCTTATAAAAAGAGTACTTTTGGTATATATTCAAGCATTTATCTAATACAATTATAGCATGTATTATGTTTTAGTATGATAATTTTCGTTCGTTTTATTATTACAACTTCTACTATAGTTTTCATACTTTAACATCAACTAAATGAATTTAATTAAGATTACTAGTTAATCGTTTTTTGGTTCTTTCATATTCTGAAATCTAAAATTTTATTATTTGTTTATTGTTATTATTTAACACATGTTGGTATTTCAACGATTTATCTTATTGTTAATATTCTTATTGCTTCCAAAGTATATCTAATTATTTTTAAGATAATTTACTAATTTTTATTTTTTCAAACATACATTCGACAAAAAACAGTTTTTATATGGTATAATTATATTGTATAATACAAAAGGTTAATGAAAATAATTAATATTAAATGTACCAAAAAAAATAGTTTTTGATATAATGAATATTATAATAAATAATTATTTAAATAAAATATTATATAAGGATGTGATTTTATGGATTTCAAAATCAGAGAGCTAATTAATGATATAACCCAAGATATTATCCAAACATACAAAATCCAAATTCCAATAGTAAATATAAATCAAGTTGTTGATGCTTTAGGAGGCAAGGTAATAGAAGATAGTTCTTTAAGTGGATACTCTGATGGATTTATTAGAAAAGTTGATGATTCATTTGAAATAGTGGTATCTCCTTATCAACCAGATACCAGAAAGAATTTTACCATTGCTCATGAACTTGGACATTTATTTTTACACATGGGTTATGGCATTGATGATGAACTATGGAATAGTCAAGATGGAAATCAGTATTTTAGAAGTGGCAATACCAATAAGGAGTATCAATCCAATGAATTTGCAGCAGCCTTGTTGATGCCTAAACATGAATATAAAAGAATTATGGATGAAAACACAGTAGGTAATAAGGTCGACACTTCAAAAATTGCAGAATACTTTAATGTTTCCTCTTATGCAGCATCTAATAGAGGGAAATGGTTAGGATATTTACAATGGTAGATGATAAAGAATATAAAACTCAAAATGTAAATAATGTTCATAATTCAGCTAAAAACGAAAACGCTTTTAATCTTAAAAAGTATAAGGAAAAACTTCAAGAAAATATTAATACTGATATTTATGAAAAAGAAAAAGAACCTAATCATCCAGAAGTGATTTTGTTCTTTTCTTTTGATATAGCTAATTCATCATTATATAAAAATATAAATTATAGCGGATGGGCTAAGGTATTATCACATATAATTCGTAAGTTACAATATAGAGTTTATGAAAACCTTAAAGCACAACTTTGGAGAGTTCTTGGTGATGAGGTAATTTTCATTATCGTACTAAAAAATTATGATGAAATTTATAAATACATAGATATAATCTTTGATATTTTAACAAGCACTGCTAAAGATATAAAAAGTGGTAATATATTCTCTACACTAGAAGGATTTTCTGAATCTGAAAAATACTTAATGAAACTTCAAAATATTATTTCATTAAAAGGAGCGGCCTGGATTGCTATAGTATCAAGAAATCCTAATTTTAATGCTTTAGAAAATAATGAACAATATGAAAATATTTCTGCTATGTACGATTTATCCAATAATTATAAAATATTTGAGTTCTTAGGAAATGATATTGATGCTGGTTTCAGAATATCAAAGCAAACATGCCCAGAAAGACTTGTTCTTAGTTTTGAACTAGCTTATATATTATCAAGAAAAACTGATATTTTATCTAAATTACATATAATTACATATAAAAAATTAAAGGGTATCTGGAAAGATAAACTATACCCTATCATTTGGTATCATAATAAAGGAAAAAATAATGATATAGAATTTGATGATAGTTTTTCTTTTGATGAAATAGAAGAAAATGAATTGGTTCGAGAATATTTTTTTAATAAAAAAGGAGAAAGTAAATTACTAATTGATTCTTTTATGTTTAATTCTGTAGACAAGGCTTTGGATAAAATACTTATAGACAGAAACCTTAGTGATAAGATTGAAAAAATAGGTGACGTAATTTCTAAAACAAACCCCAGTTATGATAAAAATACAATAGATAAAGACTATATAAAAGTAGATTTAATGGAATTACACTGTGTTGCGGTTTGTTATAATAAATCAACTTCAAAAATATTAATTGCGAAAAGAAGTGATAATAGAAATAATAATGCGAGTAAATGGGAATTTGGTTGTGCTAAGGCAAGTCTAGAAACTTCAATTATAAATACTATTAAAGATGAATATGAAAAAGATTTTAATATAAACATTGAACCTATTACTGATTGCACAAGAAAAGATGATTGCCAACCTATACCTCTAGCAATTTATCAAGTTAAAAAAAGTGATGGTTTACACAAAGGCATTATAACTCTCGCAGAAATAATAAATGATTATGATATTTCTAAATTTGAACCCACATCAAAACATAATGAACTTGCATGGATAGGAGAGGATGAACTTGAAGATTTTAATGAAAACACAGTACCTGATTTTAAAGAAACTTTAAAACTAGCATTTAAAAAATTAAATGAAAATCAATTACAAGAATCTACAAATATGTAAATAGTATTCTTCTATGATTTGATTCTATCTTCATAGAGGAATACTAACCAAATAAAACATTTTCTAAATAGCATTAAAAACTACTACAAGTATATATATAAACAATATAATACCACCTAAAATAAAAGCTTCTACTGACTTTTTTACATTATACATTTTCTTATCACAGATTAAAGATAATTCTTTTATTTGAACAAGTGCATCATTAATCAAGTTTTCTTCGTCTTTAAATGCATTTTCAAATGCTTCTTTGTACTGTTCATTATTTAAAGATGCTATCTCTTTATAATAAAAAATAGATTTATATTCATTTTCTATTTTAGAATTCCTTGGCTTTAAAACCATAATCGAAAAATAAATTGAAATAACAAATATACATAATATAACAATGTAAAATAGCATCTCTAAACATCTGATATTACTTATACTTAAGTGATTCATTATTTTTTCCTTCCCTGAAAATAAAAAACCTATAATTGCGCTATTTAATAATAGTAAAAAACTAGCTTTATTATCTGATTTTTCAATATAGTAATCAATTCTATTTACTATAAACTTCGCTATGTCTATTTTTTTATCCATGATTTTACTACCTCATTTCATTAAATTTTATATTGATTCAAAATTTTATTTTCTACTTATTATCATTGAATAAATTATTATTTGGAAATAATCTTATTGAAATAATAAAAATATGTGAAAGAAAGTAATAACTAACTATAATTACTACTTCCTAACTTAAACATTCTATCTCTTCCAATTAAAAGTAAGATATCGTCCTCTATAAGTTTCATATTCTCTTATAATATCCAATATTTCCTCCCTAGAAGTTGCAATTAAACTTCTATCAAATAGTTCAATCATTCTATTGCTATCATTATCAGAAACATTACAAGACTCTAATATCTCATTATTAAATATTGCAATAGCATACCCAGTACCTATTTTTATCTCATTTAATTCATGTAAATTATTTGCTGCTCTAAAGATATCAGCTTCAGCCAATCCACCTAAATCTTCGCTTCTATTAATCAAGTTATTAAGTTTAATACTAAAAGCTGCTCTTACAAATCTCTCATAAACCAATGCATCCATACATAAATCCTCCATTATCACAATAATATATTTACATTATATTACAATAATAGAGTTATCACAACAAACAACCACTTCTAGTTGATAACTTTTATCTATCTATTAATAAAATCCAATGCTTTATAAAGTGTATCAAATCTATCATTACCTTTTATCATAATAAATTTTTCTTTAGTAATAGAACTTATCTTTTCACATGCGCCACCTCCTACAACATATAAATTTTCCGTCTGACCTGGTACGTAATCTTTTATATCACAAACTAAAACTTTGCTTGGACTATAGCCCCAACTAAGCACATTCGCAAGTATCTTATCAACTTCTCCATCATAAACAATTGTATGTTTGTACATCTGTTTAACTCCCTCATTATTTATATTTTTATTTAATACACCTTCTACAATTAACTTAGCAATACCTTCATGACCTAGTTTCTTAGCTTTATCATAATCTTCTTTATTATCACAGAAGAAACTTTCAATTAATACTGCTGTAGGCTTTGAACTATTTAAGATATATAATCTTTTATCTAATTTAGCACCTCTATTTTTAAATACTGTACCTAGTTTATCACATATTCTAGTTGCATACTCTAAGCCTTTATTACTATAATATAGGACTTCTGAACCTTTACCTTGACCGTTACTTGCATTTAAATGTAACTCTATAAGTAAATCATATCCTCCACTATTAACTCTAGGTATTTTATAAGACTTTTCTTCATTCTTAGTTTTAAACTGCTTTTCTGGGCATATTATTACATCTACCTTATGCCCTTCTTTTCTAAATGTATCTGCTAATACTGGTGCAAGAGATTTGTTGTATTGATACTCGTTAACTACTCCATCAGCAGAAGTACATGCTCCACTTTTTAAAATACTGTGTCCTACTGTTATACATATTTTCATTATTTACTACCTCCTTTAACATTTAATTCATCTGTCATAGTATCTAATAAACTACCTATTTTCTCTTTTAATCGTTTAGGAACTGGTAATCCACATAAGTACATATTTTTTAATATACTTACACTTTCATATAGAATAAATAAAATAGAGAAAAATTCAGATATTCCAAGATGATTTAATCGCAAAAAATCAACCCAATCTTGTGGCAACATAAATAAAAAGTTAAACTTTGTAAGAATGTCAACTACTGCTAGAAAAAATATACATGCTATCATTGCTACTTTTCTTATTCCTCCATTTATTCCAAAAGAGCTATTAAACTGATGTGTTTTTATTGCTCTTAAGCAACCTAACAGTGTATCAAATGCTATTGCTAATATTACTAATTTTATAAATATATTTGTTGCTAAAAAAACTATTGTTACGTTCATATTTCCTCCTTATTCTGCATTAAAATAAGACTTAGAAATTATCTAAGTCTATTTAAAAGAACTACGCTATATAGTCCTCTCTTACAATTTCTTTATATTCACTTGCTGTTATCTTATTCTTTGTAACCGCTGTTTTAACTTGCTCTTTAGTCCAATTACCATTATTATAGAAATCTGTTATTATCTTATACCAATTCATACTATATCACCCCATTACTCATTAATTGAAATGTTAAATCTGCTATTGTTTGTTCTGTAGAATTTACTTTATCTTCTATGCTACTTTTAATATCTGTATATCTATAGAAAACCTCTTTAGTATCTATATTTATAAATAACTTTGTTTCTTTATTTTCTGTGTATTTTGGTGTTGGTAATTCCTCGACCAAAATTCCTTGTTTTAAGTTTTCCTCCGATAACAAATTTGGTTCATAGTGTATCATACCAACATATTTTATATTTTGTTCCTCTGTGTCTAGTAAATTTCCTAAATAAATCATAATTCCTCTCCTTTTTCATCTGAATAAACCTTTTTTGATAATATATTTCTGTGAATGCCACCACCAATAAAAAAAATTATATTGTTTATTATAAACATACCTTTTTGAGGATTTGTGTTAATGAGCGTTCGGTAGCTATTAACTTCTTTAAGAGTATTTAAATTTATTTTTATAAATGGGCTACTAGAAAGTGAATTAAATGTATATATATATCCATTATATATTTCAAAATTTTCATATCTATCTGACCCACCATAAGTAATCAAATTTAGATTTGCATCATATTTTGCTAATCCACTTTTTTTACCACTCTCAACTTCTATGCTTCTGCTACTATCAGATACAAAAACAAAATCATTTAAAAACTTAATGTTTTTTTCATATAAATATCCTCCAATTCTAAAACTTTTCGCAACACTAAAATCAAAATTTATTTTAGTTAGGTAACATTCTGTAAGACCACTTGAATTTGAGTGTTCTGTTGTAGCATAAATACCATTATTATTACATACAAATTTGCCTCTTTCAAAGTCATAAATTCTATCAGAGGACATATCTTTAGTTAGCATTATATACATATCCGATATTCTTATTTTGTGAAGTATTGAAGAAGTCTCATCTCCATATATTCCATAAATAAATTCCCCATAAGTACATAGCTTATAATAAGAACCTTCTATTGACTGTGCTTCATTTCCTGTTAACTTATTTATTTTATATAATTTAGTATTGTCAGATATAAATAAATACTCTTGAGTAACACAGATACATGAGAAGTTAGCATTGGCTAAAGTAATATCAAAAATTACAGATTCATCAATTGCATTAATTTTAATTAAATGTGTACCTTTAATTGCATAAAAATAGGGTTCTTCATATTCTAATGCTTTTAAACTCCCACTATATTTTTCAATATATTTTATAGCACCATTTGTAACCAAATATGAAGAATAACTATTTGCAAGTATTGTTTCTCTTAAATCTAATCTCCCCTCTTTTATATCAATTTTATTCTTTATTTCTTCCCATGTATCGCTTGTAGTAACATCTGCACCTTTGGAGTTTAATGCTGTTACTACATTACTTTTAGCATTAACTCCATTTTGAAAAACCTCTTTCAATGCTCCTTCTACATTATCACTTGTAAAGTTATTTTCTGTATCTTCTATAGTTACATTCTTTGCTTCTAATACAAGATTTCTAACTTTATTAACTAACTCTTTAAAAGTCATTTAGTCACCTTCTTTCAATAAAAAAAGAACCTATTTTATTGGTTCTGCTGGTGTTTCTTCTTTATTTAATAAACTTGTAAGTTCTAAATATTGTTCTTCTGTAATTCTATTTACTGCATAGAATACATCAATTTTGTGTTGCAAATCCTCTTTAGTGCTATAGTTCTTTTGTTCTATCATAAGTTTTAATAAGTTATACATGTTAATTCCTCCTATAAATTGTTATTTAATTTTATATTTTCTACCTCAAAGGCTGTGTTTACTATCTCACTATCTCTATTTTTATTTTCTTCTTTTAACATGCTTAATTCTTTTTCTAATGCTTGTAATCTCTTTTGTTCATCTGTTAAAATGACTTCTATGTCTTTGATGATTGGTTCTTTTGTAACTGGATTTATAGACTCTATATATTGTTTACTATAGTCTATACTACCAAATTCAACATCCAAAAAATTTAATTCAGTTATTTTTGACCACTCTTGTATATCTCCTGTTGCTTCACCAGTTTGAAGCCATATATTGCCTGTTTGGTCGTAAATTATTCTATTATTTCTGTTCATATTATCACCTCATTTTTTTATTAAATATATATTTTGTAAGTTAATGTAGCTCCCTCTTTTGCCCATATTCCAACTGCTTCTGACATTGATAATTTATATAATGTAAGCACTAATGAAGAATACCCAACATTAGATACATTAAGAATACCAACAGCTTTCGGGTTACTATGAGTAGAATCAGAATTATAGCCAAAATTATAAAAATTTGAATTACAAACATTATCAAAATAAACATAAGATTTACTTGTTGTACTAAAAGTTACTCCACTAAGTACAATTAAACTAGGAGAGAAGCCCATGTTAACTGGTATAGTAAGAGTTTTTGAAGTTCCTTCTTTGTCATATATACTTAAGTTAAAATTCTCTGCATCCGTTTTTGTGAATGTATAAGTTCCTGTTATAAATCTTTTTCTTTTACTTAACTCTGTTTCTAATTGAGTTATAGTATTGTTTTTTTGTGTTACTTGATTTTGTAAATCTTGCACACTAGTGTCTGAACTATCAAAACTTGTTTTTATTTTCTCTGATAACTCCACAAGTGTATTATTTAAACTTGCTTCTATATTTTTAAGTGCTAAAGTGTTTATAATACTTGTTTTCCCAACTTTAAATCCTGCATTAACCTCAACTAATTTTGTTGATATATCATTTAAATTTACATTTTCGGGCAGTGGCATTATATTCTTACTTATACTTAACACTTTTTCTGCTGTAGCATTATTACTGTCTGTAACAACTATTTTAAGTGTGTGTAATGCATTATCTTCTAATGTATAATTAATTGTTTTCTCTTCTGTTAAATTTGTTGTTATAGTTTCTTTTAGTACATCATCTATAAACCATTCTATCTTTGTAAGTAATGCAGGGTCTGTGTGGTCGGCTTTAAATGTTGCCTGTGTAGAATTATAAGAAGATACTGTTAAAAATGGCAATGCTTGTAGTAATGTTATTTTAGCATAACCATCTGCTTTAGTAGTATTACCTCCAGTAGTCATGACTATATTTTCAAGATAATATTCAGGTGTTGGTATATATCCGGGTACCTTATAACTATCTTTATTTAGTGCGTAACCACTTCCACCACCTCCACATTCATTAGAATAAGAACCAGCACCACCGTACCAACCCCCTCCACCACCTATTCCTATGTTACCATAACCTCCTTTTCCTAATGAACCATGGTATTCTTCTGTGTCGTAACTTGTTCCACCTTGGTATTGAGAACCACCGCCACAAAAATCTCTGTCACGACCAACTCCATTAACACCTACATAACCACCACCATGACCAATAGAACGAGCAGAAGCAAAATTATTTTTCATACCTCCTCCACCGCCTGCAACAAGTATGCGTGAAAGCAAACTTTCGGTGTTACCCCAAGTTGCACTAGGATGATAAAGTCTTATATCAGTTGCTCCACCACCGTATTTAGAATAAGCAAAGCTACCAGTAGTAACTTTGCCAGCAGCGCCTGCACCGTTAAAACCACTTCTAGTAAGGCTTGAACCTTCAGAAACTTTCTCATAACCGGATTGACCGACACAAATTTGTAGATTAGTTCTTTTTTTAAATACAATCTCACCTTTTGAATAACCACCTTTTGCACAATCAGTCCAATCGCTTGTATCGACAGCACCACCACAAGCACCCCAACATTCTAATTTATATCGCCCAGGTGGCAATGAAACATTTTGTACATAATTAGCATAATTAAAATTCCATTCAGTCTGCATTTTCTCACTCTCCTCTCTAACAATAAGTTATCAACTCATTTACACTTGTTGCAATATTAGATAAACCACCATTTACCTTTTCTTCTATATTAACCAATCTGTCCTCTATTTTCTTAGATGAATAAGTAGTCATTTCAGATACTCTGTTATCATCTACAGTTGCATTTATAAAATGAGTTTCTGCATTTCCATTTATCACATAGACATTTAACTCAACTTTTACTTCACTTCTAATCTCAATTGAATTATCATCAACTATTTTAAAATTTGGAACTATATTTTCTTTTGTAGTAGCATCTATAATATTTACAACTATTCTCTGTGTTAATAAACTATGTGTTACAGTTGCTTTGAATCCACTTTCTGCATCCTCAACCCAATCATCAATTGCGACCCTTTGAGTGTATGCAACATTTGAGCCACCTGCGATTAATTGGTCGATTTTAGTATTTAACTCTGTTTTAGCAGTTTCTATGTTGCTTGTTAATTCTGTTTTAGTTGTATCAATTTTAGTATTAACAGTACCTATTTTAGTTTCTAAGTCTTGTATATCTTTGAGTGTTGCAAAGATTATTGTTGGGTCAATTTTAAGTTCTATATTATTTACATTAGATACAATAAGCACAGTTTTAACCTTCATGTCTACCACTGCACCTTGTTCTATAGAAGGTTTATAACACTCTTTGTATTTAGAAATGGCAATTAAATTATTTTCATCATCTAAATATCCTATTTCTCTTATCATAAACCCGCCTACACTTGATGGTATTAAACTCTCTAATATTATACAATTTGGTGCAGTTTCATCTGTAGTTGTATTTCCAATATTGCCTTCCCATACCACGTTTTTGAGAGCTGTCTGACTCTCAGTTGGAGTATATTCACTCCCTCCTCCATCACCAAGTTGAATTTTTACAAATCCCACTTTATTACCTGTGACACTTGCATTTGCTATCTTTGCTTTTCCTACATCTGTAATTATAGTGTAATAACTTTTATCTATAGCCAATATATCACCTCCTAAAATATTGTTATCTCTTGGTATCCAACTCCATTGCCAGTTAATACATCAATTTCTCCATAATTTCTATATCTGGTGGACTCCAAGGGTATATAGTTATTTCTTGACCCATTAGGGTTGTTATACCAAAATTCATATAATTGTC